CAAACATGAGAAGTTGCCCATCGGCACCAAGCGAGTGGTTCCTCGGGTCATACAGCCGAGGAGGCCAGAGTATAACGTTGCGGTTGGACGTTACCTCCACAAGTTGGAGCCCATACTGTATAAGGCAATTGACAATGTCTTTGGCGCGCCCACTGTTATGAAATTCTATAACGCATTTCAGTTGGGCGGTTTATTCCACCAAGCATGGGGTACTTTCCGCGATCCCGTTGCTGTTGGACTAGACGCTTCCAGGTTTGATCAGCATGTCGAGTATGACATGCTCGCCTGGGAGCACAGTGTCTACCAGTTGTATTACAAGCAATACCCGGAATTAGCCAAGTTATTGAGTTGGCAACTCTACAACCATGGCTTTGTCCGCACCTGTGACGCAACTATTAGGTACTACGCTTTAGGCAAGCGATGCTCTGGTGATATGAACACCGCTATGGGCAATTGTCTGATCATGTGCGCGATGATTCACGAGTTTCTGCGTCAAAATGGCCTTGCCAAGGTGGGTCGTAGCAGGGTTAGGTTGTTCAATAATGGTGATGATTGCATCCTCATTGGGGAGAGGTGCGACATAACCCGTATTGTGCCCCTTATCCCATCCTACTTCAGCCAACTTGGATTCGTCATGAAAGTGGAAAATGTCGTGGAAGTGCTGGAAGAGGTCTCCTTCTGTCAGTGCCAACCCGTTTATGACGGAACTACCTTTCGCATGGTCCGTGACGTGCATGCATCCCTATCCAAGGATGCTACACTGTTGCGAAAAGACGATGCGATTGATGATCGATCCCGAGAAGCTCAACTCATTGCGATTAGCTACTGCGGGCTAGCACTGACAAATGGTTTACCTATTCTACAAAGCTACTACAACGCATTGTGCCGCGGACAACGCGCAGGAGGGCGTGTTGATGATCGATTTTACCAATCCGGTTTCTATAACCTTTCTAAGGGGCTGCAGACCAGGAACGCACCAATCACCGACGCTGCGAGGGTGTCTTTCACTCGCGCGTTTGGCGTAGTTCCTGATCTCCAACTGGAAATTGAGCGCTACTATGACCACCTACCCCCTGTAGTAGGTGGCCCCCTCAACTTCCATGCTGGACCGGAGGTGCTTCTAAAGTAGGCTATGGTGTCACACGGGGTAATTGCTCAAAACGGTGTCGTAGACTTAATAGTTCCGTGCTAAACAAAACGCCGAGAGACTGCACGACGCTTCCCTCCTCCCTGGGTTCCCCTGTGATGTACAGTCCCTGCTAGCTGTCAGGTACACCATACAACAGCATGTCACAATCTCAACAACTCGTAGTTCAGAAGAAGAAGTCGGCCTCCCGCAAACCAAGAGCAGGAGGCAATCGAAATAATGGAAATAATGTAATGCGCCAAGATATCCCTGCCGCAATCGGTGTGTCCATACCTACCAACATCCCTCGGATTTCTGGTGGTTGGTCTGACACAATCAATATCAAACGGCGGGAGTTTGTCTGTTCTTTCGGAAACGGTGCCGCCACAACCTTTTATATGGTCCCTCAGAGCTACAACATACCAGGGTGGGATCTCAACCCTGGGTGCTCGTTGCTTTTCCCTTGGTTGTCCGGCTTAGCGACCCATTTTGAACGCTTCCGTTTTCGCAATTTAAAATTCACC